AGAAACGTCGAGTGCGGTGTCATCAACACCAGAGAGCTTGAGACCGCCTGCGACCTCAACTGCTTCCTCGAACTTTGTGGAACCACTAAGAATAGCGGAACCTAATTGAAATTTGTAAGCCATTTATAAAAATCCTCCTAAAGATAAAATGGATAATGCACAGATGCAAAAGCACCAGTGGCATTACGCTCTTAAATAGTGTAATTTATATCAAGTAATAAAGAACTTTGACGCGCCGTCCGTATAAATGGTCAAAGATGCATGGGGTGATTCCAAAATTACTTGATTTTGATTATCGATTTTTTGAGAACCGGAGGGTTTTATGAGAATGTTGTATTGATGGGCACTCCCGCCTTCATCTTTAAAAACAAACGTCTGACCTGATTGTAAAGATTCAGCGGCAGGAAGGCTTGCAGTGATAACTGCGGTTGGTGTTGCAGTGTCAATGCCGACGTAATAGTCTGAGACCAATACAGAGTAGTTTGAGGTAATGGCAGTTCTGTTCAAAATAAGACCAGTTTTTATTTTTGTGCTTTTATTCTCGACATCAACCGCAAACAGATCAGTGCTGGATGAGAACACAGAAATGGATCCTGTAAAGTGGTGGGTGTCATCGTTTGAGTTACCCAGGGCACTTGAGCCGGATTGGTTTATTTCAACTAGGGTGGTTTGAATCAGATCAAAAGAGTGTGCCTCTACATTTCCAGACACAACTATGTTGCCAGTCACAAATAATGTGCTTCCGACAAGAGTAAAATTTTCAGAACCACTGATGTCACCTGGGCTTGAATGAAATTGAAGTGATCTAATCGGACCTTGTGCTATTGCAAAGTCAGGTCCCCCAGCAGAGGAGGTGAGAACAACATTGTTGTTGGAGTCGAGAGCAAGGAATGACGATGTAGTTGCTTGTCCTGCTGCCAAAGAAGTCAGTTGCATAGTTGACGCCGTGACTTGTCCGTTAACAAGTAGCCGAGAACCATTGAATCTTAAGTTTGGCTCTCCTACCAAGCTGTCGGCGTTTGCGCCAATCGAAACAAGATAATCGGTTGTGCCATTAGCTACAACTCTAGCAACGTTTTGTATTTGTTGTCCGTCGCCTTTAAATTGGCCAACAATTACGTTTTTGAATTCACTACCATTTGTAGCTGGTTCGAAAACAACTGATTCGTTTGCAACAATTGTACCGGAGAGAAGGTTATATGCCACTAGATAGCCCCCCTGCTAGAACACGAACCAGTTAGCACCGTTAGAATATAGTGAAATAGCTGGGTTTGAACCAGTAAGAACATATGCGCCATTGTTATCTATAGTATTTGGTGCTGACGCTGAAATTGTTATTTTACCTACGCCCGATGCGCGCGTTGCTGACTCGTCTTTCAAAACCAAAATGGCACCAGAATTGTGAACGGCGGCAGAGTTGAGTCTGAATTCTATATCGCCCGTTCCGCCAAACCCTATGATATAGTCGCCCGTTGATGATGTAAGTCCAGAAGTGCTAACAGTTCTGTAAGTGTGTCTCATACCAAGGGTTATAGATTGACTCAACAGTGGCTGGACTTGAAAAGTGGAACCTGCTTCCACGCCGCCCACATGAAAGCTGCCAGTTCTAATATGGTAGTCATCATTACTATTCCCAAATATTGTTGATCCAGAAATAGTATCGGTCTGATCAACAACAAACATACTTGCTGTGATTGCCCCATCTACAACTAATGTGCCACTTAATAATAGAGTATTTTTATCAAAGGCGCCGACAGACGCTGTAAAAAAACTTAAATTAGAAGAACCTGTGATGCCAGAGGGGCTGTGTAAAAATTGGAGCGACCCGGTTGGACCGCCAACAGTAACTGTATCTTCTTCTGCGCAATTAACATATGCCCATCTAAATTGAGCCATTATAAAACTCCTTTAGAAAGTGCTGCAAGCAGCATAGCATCTGACATCCGAGGTGGTTCCAACAAAAGCAACCCTATCAACACCTACAATTTCAAAAGTCATCAATTCACGGTCTGCTGCCGTTTGAGAGCCTTCTGCGGTTCCAGAATCGTCAACCGTTATTTGTAATGGTGTGCTGGTGCCCAGTGCGTTAAGCGGTGCCCATTTTCCAAATGCATGATTGTAACCATAAAGAGTGACTGTTAAGGCAGTGCCACTAGTCCTATTCTTGTCAACCAACATAACATGTAAGTATCTTTGATTTTCTGTGGGGTATCCGTCTGTGACAGCATCTAGAGAAGCCACAAGGACAACATCAACCTCTCCACCCTGAACACCTACTAAAGTTTTGGGTCCTCTGGTGCGACCCCAACTTGTTGCTTTTAATACTGACATAAGAATCCTCCGTATTTACATAGTCGTAAATAAATAGTCTCAACTATTTCTTTCGCGGCGCGCGTCTTTGACCTTTTGCTTAGCAACATCGCGCTTGTGTCTGCGAATGGCTGCTTGCTTTGCGTGTCGCTTTACATCAGACGGCTTCTTATAATACCTTCTCTCTCTCAACTGTTCGATGATCTTTTCTTTTTTACATTTCTTGATGAACTTGCGGATCATCTTTTCGTGATTACCTCTGCATTGTCTTGCAGTAACCACAACATTCGCACCCTTTCGTCTACTCATTGTTAATCCTATTTGAGTGCTTGCCAAATTTTACTTGAGTTACCCATGATTGAACTAATATCTACGCCTGCATCGCTTGGATCATCACCCAAGACGTTTGGCTTGTGTGCCTGACCGGGTGCGCCTGTGTTTCTGAGAGGCTCTGTGCCTTCAAAAAGATCCACTCCGTTGTAAGCGTCTCCACCAATAGAGTCTAACAACTTCTTACGATGCTCTTGTAGTTTTTTGTTCGCCTCTCGGGACTTACGCTTCATTTGCAAGTCTTCATTAAATAGCTTATCGTTTCTTTTCTTTGGTTTGTTCTCGACAATTGGTTGCCGAGACATACCAGCAGTTACTTGTGAGACGACCTCTGTAAGCAAGCCTTCTTCTATGAGAACCTCTTGAATACATTCCTTTACTACTGGCTTGATTAGTTTTTTGAGTTGTGTTTTGTTCATCAATCACCTCCGGGTATATCATATGGGACTATTTGCCGAATAGCCTGATTAAGTTTGCGCTGATCTCCAAGTTCAGGGTCCCTGATTACTTTGATCGCACCGCCTGGTTTCTCGTATTCGTCAGCAACATAATTTCCTAATTCATACAGCTTTTTTATAGCATCTAAATACTCACCATCATCATATAAATCACCAGCTTGGTTGAACATGCTTTTTGATTTTGTTACAAATTCTTTTACTATTTGATAATCTGAATATTTTCTTTCAATATAATCTATGCCTGTAAGGGCTTCTCCGATCGCTTCGAAAACACCACCGGAGGTAATTTGCTTTCCATTTGTGTCTGTACCAACAAGCTCGTCATAGTTGTCTGGGCCTTCAAAAAATCTGTCGAACGCATCGAGGTCGCCCTCTTCGTCGTAGAGTCTGAAGGGCTCTGGATCGATTGACCGTGTATCTTCTTCATCATCAGTCGATTCAGGGGCTGCTGTTCTTGGTATTTCTTCGGTGGGCTCTTCTTCGAAATCATCAGGTTCTGAATCAGGGGCTAGTGTTGGGGTTTCTGGTGGTGACTCAGCTTCGGGGGCTTCATCTGGTTCTGCTCTTGGTGCAGGCGCAGGTGAGGCGGCAGGAGCACTAGCGGCTGCTGGTTTTTCAAACTTAACAGTGTTTAGCTTGCCCCACTGATTTAGAACCTTGACTACATTCTTTAAGTTTGCAGCACCTAGATTCAAGCTAACGAGTCCTTGTAAGATTTCTCTTGTAGTCTCGCCAGAGAATACTCTATCTTGTTCTGACTTAGAACCCTGTAGAGATACAGCTTCTAACATAACGCCTTCATCTTCGGCTGCATTTGCAATCAAGTTTATTATTTGTGCTGCTATGTTGTCTTCAACAACTCCATCGAGCATTCTTATGAGAGACTCAGAGTTGTCTTTAGATGTTAGCCCATAAACTACTTGGGCTTCCTCTTCAGACTCTTCGGCTTCCTCTTCAGACTCATCGTCTTCTTCTTGAAGGAACTTTCGCCAGTTCTCTGTTAAAAGCTGCTGCGATTTAAAACTTGACCATCTACTCATTATAATACCTTTTTATTTATACCTGCGAGGACTTGCATTCTTTGCATCTGTTCTTCAAGCTTATATTTATCTTGTAGTCTATCATCCATAGCTTTGCCAATTTGTTTTTGCTTTAAACTATCTTTGTAAGTGGTTTCGTCATCTGTTCCAGCCAAAGGAAGATCTAGTTCAAATGATTTTATAATTATATTTATTGCTTTCTGATCTTGTCCTGCCAAAACAGATAGATAACCGGCAGCGTCAAAAGCAGCAGTTTTTGCCATAAAAGCTTTAAACATAACAGGGTGCTTTTTTCTAAGCTTGTCTAAGCCTCTATTGTACCAAAAAAAGAAATCTGATGGCTTAGCCGATGCCTTATCAACGAAAGGTATCTTGTCAATATCCACGCCGGTAACTTTTTGTAAAAATCCTGCAAGTTTTCTAACCAAGAGACCAGCGTACTTTGGATTAGCTGCAAGCATAGTAAGTGCAGGAGCCACAAAACCGGGAACGGGAATAGCGGCTTCGTTTTTGGCAGGGACGACAGCACCCAACATTTGTTTTAATTGTTCTTCTGGGACAATTTCAGCAAACTGTTTGAGTGCTGCTTCTAGCTTCTCGTCACTCATCTTTTAGTACCTCATTTAATAGCCTGTTGATGCGGTCGGCTTTTGTAAATACTCTATTGTTGAACTCTTTTGCTTCTCGCATCATAAAAGCGTTTGGAGTTGAAGGCTCTGACACGAAATCAAAGCAGATAAGCTGAAAGTCTTCTTGGACAACAACGTTGCCGCCACCCTCCGACACAGAGCCCATACCGCGAGAAGAGATGCCAAGCTTAACTCCTGACTCTACAAGAGACTTGAGAACCTGTCCTGATGGGGTATTAAGAACTTTTACCTTACCCATGACGGCTTTCTCTTCCATCCAAATTTCTGTGACCATATGTGAAGCATTCTTTAGGTTAATGACTGAATCATCGGGGTGATCTAGTTCGCCAAGTGCTCTGTTTTCTTTTACAAGCTTCTTGTAGTTCTCGACCTCTCTCATCAAAACTTTGTGTGGATAAACACGGCCATTGCCATTCTGAACATCTGCCTCTTGTAGCTTACCAGAAAGCATCATGCCCCCACTTGCGACAAAGCGCTTCTCATCTTCGGTAAGAAGGTCTTGGCATACGCCGCCTTCACATAGTTCGTAGTATTCTCGTAGTAGTTTCATTTTAGTATTCCAATATTCTTCTTGCTGCTCGCATAGAGGGTTCAATGTAGCTAACCTTTGAACTCATTTTGCGAGTATTGGTATCATATACCTTTGTGACAACCTTAATTTTCATAGAACCATCGTCTTGATGCACAAGTTCTGCGTGTGTATCACCGTGGTCTTTGATAAAATTGACGATTCTTTCTGCTTTGATCTCAGAAGCCCTATCTAGTTCTTCTTTGACTAATTGTTTTAGTTTGGTTTTGGTAAGCTTCATTTATATTCCTTTGTGCGGGCGCTACCCGCACGAGCTAAGAGCCTTTACAGCAAAGGCGGACTGGTTGGAGTCCCCATTTTTTGGTAAGATAATTATGCATGACCTTTACACTTCCCTTCTCTGGTGCTTTTAATCGCTTTATCGCGAACATCGTGCTTTCTTTTTATTTTCCTTTCAGCAATTCCGGCTGCGTCAGCATGTACAGTCTCGTGCTTTGTTTCGCCATCTTTTTCATAGCCAACACAAAAAGCGCGCTGCGGACCTTCTTTGACGTTTTCGATCTCTTCTTTAATGATTTCTTTCAATCTGGTTTTTGTAATCTTCATTTATTCTTCCTCTGTGAAAAAATTGTCTTTTTGGTAATTATGCTTTATCATAATTCCTTCATCTGAAAATACCATGTTTAGAACATAAGATGTTGCAGATGAGAGACAACCAAGCAGAAAAGCATTCACAAGCGTTGCATCAAACGTAAATAGTTCGGTCCAAGGAGAAAGCAGAACTAAAAACCAACCAACGTGGAAGCCCATACACATAGGGCAATGGAAAACCTTGCCGTATCCTCTATAGGATTCTTTGTCTGGTCGTAGTCTTTTGATTATTGGCATATCGCTGTATACCAAAATTTGTGTGAGCCCGTAGGCTATGAGAACGAATAGTAATAATTCCATTATTGATTTCCCTGTCTAATGTCTGGTTCATCTGTATCTGGGTGGGCTCCAACCTTTGCCTGAAACCAATCTTCTAATTCTTTATTCAAATCGGGCAAAGGTTCGTTTGGGTTATCTACAGCCATTTGTTTAGCTTTTCTTATTACACCAACAGCCCATTTTTTTAGTTTTTGCTTATCAACAAGTTTTTCATATTCATCTTCAATATTTAATTGCTTATAGCCAGCAAGGTTTTTTGTCAACGAATCGTCCATGCCAATCAAATCATCTACTATGAATGCCCCAATTTTCCCTCCTTTATCTCTGGATTGCTGTGCCAGCCATTCTGCTGCTTTTTCAGAGCCTTGTTCTAATTTCTCTTGCCATTCATCAGGAATCCAATCGAGAACATCTTCTAGTTGTTCGATTGAATCGTAGGCACCTTTTAATTGATTAATTCTAAGTTTAAAACCAAATTTCAGTAAAGATTTGGCAATTCTTGGATATTTTTCGGCCGCTATATTTAAAATAATATTTTGACCAAGTTCGCCCCAAGTTGTAGGTCGGTTTGCGTTTTCTGATATAACAAACCTATCCCAACGTTCCATTATGACTTTCATTTCTTTTGACATAGCGTGCCCTAGATTGTGTACATATAAGAGAAGGTGTAGGGATCTCTAATGTAGCCCTTACGGATAGAACCTTGTTCGTCCCTCTGTGGAACCTCACCAAGTTCTGTAGAGTCGGTCTTGTCTGGGTTGGTGTATTCGTCATTGAAGCCAGCGATGTCAGCCTCGACCTTCTCAAAGTATGGCCTCTCTTCTGTGATAAATTTTTCAATGCTTACAAGTGCAAACTTGGCGGCGTTCAGCTTACCGTCTGCCGCTTCCTGTAGCTGCGCTTCCATAGCGCCATAGTAAGAGGCACCCTGGATTGACTCAGGCATGATAATGCCTTTACGAGCAAGATGAGCAAACAATCTATTCTGTGCGCCATATGTAAAATCAGTCATTGTTTGCTTTGGAAAAGCAGTAATCTTCTTGTCCTTGCCAGAAAGCACAATGTCGATGTCGCCGTGATCAAAAATCATTAAATCACCACTTAGTGACTTACGAATGTCAAGTTCTAGGGTTACAGTAGGAGGAGGAGTTTTTGGCTTTATTGTTACTTTTACTGGCTCTGGGACAGGAATAATTCTAACTGTTACTGGCATCGATGTAGATTTCCTTTACTAGTTCCTGTGTTCTCATAATAGTCAACAGGGTGGATTCGTTTAAACTGGTTTCTTTTGAAAGGCTTTCAAGCCTTTCTCTCACAGCATTTGTCTTGCGGACCATCTCGGGGTCGTTAGCGATGTCTTCTGCATCGACTGCCTCAGATAGTGACTGCTTTAATCTGCCAAGCTCTCTGTTGAGATAAATCTTGGTTTCAAGATCGTCGTGCGAGAAAGATGAAATGTAGTGATTTAGAAGTTCTCTTTGTTCCTGTAGGAGCGAGTCGCCATACTTGGCGTTGAACTTCTTGGTGAAAGTTCTAAAGGTTATGCTGTCCATTGGTTCAAGATCGGCTGCATCTATGGCACCGACCATTCCTTCAAGAATTTTGCCCTCAAGCATTACCTTTTGCTTTGGAGAGTCGGTGTTGAACATCTTTGCGATAGTGGCCAATGACTTGTAGTTTGGCACAAAGTTGTTGAATGTTGTTGGGCTGAGTTCCTTGTTGATATCATTGATAACTTCAGTTTGTTGCTTGAACAATCCATCGGGGTCAATAAGGCGCTTGGCAGCCATCACAGCTTCTACAATTTTTTTACTAGTGGTTTCGTCTAGGTTCTGATTTTCATACAGAGAGCGATAGCATTCTAGGTCTTTCTTAAGTAGAGAGTCTCCTGTAAAATGCTTGCGAACAATGGAGACTACTTTTTCTTTTCTCGCGTGGTCGCCCTTGATGATCGCAACAGTCGCTTCACGAGATAGAGCCTCGAAAACAAAAGCTGTGTTGCGCTTCTTATTGTGTCTATTTTTCATTATCATTCTCCGTAGTCTTTGTCTCTAGGCTTTCAATAAGCATCTTTACTGAACTGTTTACCTCAAGAAGAGCTACCTCTTCTTCTTGGTCTCGCAAGTAATTAGGGTCTTGCTCTTCATAAATGCCCCTAGCGAGTGATCTTAGTTCTGACGCACCGTGGTTGTTTGACCGATAGGTGTTCATTTCGGGGGTTGGGATGCTTGCGTAGTTACGAGTTCTTGCGCCGGAGGGTCGCTTATCTGTTGCAACTTTTTGGTAAACTTTGCCCTTTGAACCCTTGGTTACATATTTCTTTCCTGATCTCGCACGCTTACCAAGGGAGGGCGCCAATCGTGGTGAATCACGGGAGCCTGGAGGGGCTGCTAGAAGTGCGCCTTCTTCGCCGCCACCTTCATCGCCGCCTTCTTCTCCACCAAGATCAAGTTCTCCACCACCTTCATCGCCGCCACCGAGGTCAAGTCCACCACCACCTTCGTCGCCGCCGAGATCCAGCCCGCCACCACCAGCTTCACCACCACCTGCGGCAGCAGCTTCTGCGACACCCTCAAGGGCGGTGTCGTGCTTGCGATCGTAGAACATCTCACGCTGGTTGCGTAGGAACTCTTCGTGCGACATACCAAAGATATTGTCAGCAACCCAGCGACGTGAGAAGTAACCTTCAGTTGCAGATGCAGCAATATCAAACTTTGTCTTCCAGTGTTCAAGTTCTTGTAGCTCAGCAATCTTGCTTGGGTTGTTGAGGGAGAGCTTAAAGTTTAGTAGATCCTCTCCTCTGTAGCCGAGAGTATAAAGATGGATGATTCCGATCTTTTCTAGCTCGTGTAGGACTGAGCGTTGCAGGCGCTGGATGGTGCGAGCGAATCGTATGTCCTTGGTGGCGAGAGTGGTCTTGTCTTCCTGGGCGCCTTCGCCCATGGTCAAGTAGGTTTGTGGGATCTTGATAGCTGAGAACAGCTTGTCGCGAAGATACTTGATATCGTCAATTGCGGTTGTGTTCTGTCCTGCGCCTAGGTTCTGAATATCAGTGACAGAACCAGCACGAACGGGAATATAGTAATCTTCTTCAATGGATAGCGGATTGTAGCGAAGGTCAATGCGACCAGTATCTTTATCAACAATTGTGTGGCGCTTCAACTGGGTAACAATCTTCTGCATGTATTGTTCAACTTCTTGTGGCGGAATCGCGCCAACATCAATCTTAAATACTTTTCTCTCTGACGAACGAACAATGCGGTAGGCCATCATCGCGTCTTCCATTAGGGTAAGCTGCCGCCAGATACGACGTGCTGGCTCAAGAACAGAAGTTCCGTATGGAGAATATTTGTCGTTGCCGAGGATACGGAAGTGTGCGATCTGCCAGTTTTCAAACGTCATGCCAGCGGAGTTCCACTGATACTGAACGTAGTTAGGGTTTGTTGCGTCAAGACCTTCTAGTCTTTCGACTTCCTGTAGCGGTATCGCAATTGTAGATTGAACACCTATCTCGTCATCGATGTCAAGATACAAGATGAAGTCGCCATACTTGCACATCGTGCGGCACCAACCGAAGAGGTTGTGCTCAATGTTCATAACATTGTGATATAGAATATCTAGAACAGCTTTGATTTCATCGTTGCGGCATCTGATGTTGAGCATCGGAGAAAGAGAAGAGAACGTTGTCATCTCGTCGGCATAGATATCAAGAGCAGATGCTAACTCTGGCATATACTCCATCTGGTCAAAGTCAATGTAACGTTCAGACCGACGTTGATTTGCAATTGCGTTTGCTGCAATTGTGTCTAGTGGGTTGTAGGACTGCTTTTTAAATTGTTGTCCTGATGCTGATTTAAATCTGCTAGAATACTTGTCAAGATGCTGTCTGCGAATCTTTCTACCAGACTCGGAGCGATAGCTGATGATAGGACCAGAGAACAGCCGAGTAAGAGACCGGAATAATTGCGAATCTCTATTTGCGGGGTTCTTGCCTTGCTTTGGGTTTTTGGGTGCCATTTAGTTTCTCACTTAATTATCCACATATACTGGGAATATAGATTTCTTGCTTCGTTCATTTTACTAGTTTGATCTTCTCCTGTGTAGCCAATTTGTCCGTTTATCTGGGTATTCAAAGTTGTTCTAGAAGTCATGATAGCATCAACGAATGCCTTTTGGTAGTTTAAGTCTCTCGCGTTTGTCTGTAGTGCTGTGTCTCTGACCCAACAGCAGATGGCAAGAGCCATCACCAAGTCGTCGTTATATCCTCGCATTGCTTGTGGCTTCCCGTTATTCCAAATAAATGTTCTAAATTCATTTGCCAAACGTGAAGAATATGTCCTAATTAGTTTGTTTCTTATAAACTCTTCTAACTTGGCCACAATGAGGGGTCTGGTCTTGGTTGTGGTGGAGAACCCAGCGATAGCATTGCTCTTATGTTCGCCCATGTGCTGGTCGATGTATTCGTGCGTAGACTTGATAGAATAGTAAAGGTTTGGATAGCCATATTCTATAAGTTTATCTATAACGGTGTAACCAATCGAGTTGTTCTCGACTACCATCATGGCGTTGCCAAACTCTCGTCCGACCTGATTAAGCATGTTAGCATATAGATCAGGTGTTGGCTTGCCTTGGTACTCTCCGATGATCTCCATCGTTTCAAGTTTTAGAATATGAAAGGTAGAGCTATCGGCGCCATCGCCTCTTGCGACATCGGCTGAAATAAGATAGTTGCAGCTTGGATCGTGCTCTTCCCAAATCCAAAAGTTTCGGTCGAAGCCTGTCCTGTGCTTTGGCTCCTTTACAAGCGACAGCATCCAGTCAATACCTGAAGGGTCTATGACAGTCTCACCAGAAGTATTGAAGTTGCACTCTAACTCCTGGGCAATTTGTCGCTTGGACATATTTTTAGTTTCTTTCTTAAACCATTCTTCGTCTCTGTCTGGGTGAACGTCCCACATAAGGGTTGTGAGGTTAAAATTATTTTCATTGCTCTCGGCACCAACACACGTTTTGTGGAACCAGTTACCGACACCGTTTGGTGTGGAGATCGCAATACAGCGACCACCAGTTGATAGTGTCGGGTATAGACCTGTCCAAAGTTCGTCTAGACCTTCAATGTGCGCAGCCTCGTCAAGAACAAGTAGCGACAGTGCTTCAGAACGACCGGCATCGCCAGAGGTGGAGGCAGCCTTGATTGTAGAGCCGTTGGACAACTCAAAGGACGTGCGGTTGTCAGTTGTGATATTTGCTATCCTGATCCAGTCAGGAAGGTTCTTCATGATGTTTTTGACTTTGCGAACCAAGTTGCCTGCTGTATCGAACTTGGTTGCCATAACAAGTATGGCTTTGTCCCGATGAAACAACATCATCCAAACAATGTAGCCAGCCGTAATCGTTGAGATACCTAGCTGGCGACCCTTGTTGATGATATTGAAACGATAGTCATTGAAGTCGTTTAGAAGCACATCCTGATAATCGTATGTCTTAAACAACATAAGCCCGTGCATCGGGTGAGAGATACGGGCATAGTTTTTGAGGAAGTAGGAAGGGTCCTTACCGCACTTAACGACTTCTTTGAGTATTTGCTTTTTCGTTAATCTTGGCATTCATCTTACTTATGATTTCTTGCCAGAGTTCTTTGGTCTCTTGTCGTTCGGAGGGCGGGTACCTAGACCACCTTGCTTCATGAACTTTTCCCATCCAGCAGCAAGCTTGTCTTCAGTTGCTTCACCAACGACTGACGCCTCTTCCATGCCGCCGACTTTGTATTCCATAACGGCTGTAACCCAAGAGCGGACTCTTGAAGAGTTCTCGACACGAATGTCAATTTCGCCCTCTTTGGTAAGTTTGACAGAAGAGCCAGTAATCTTGCGGGCTTCCTTCTTGAGAAACTTTACAATCTCAGCCATCTGTGATTCGACATCAGACTCGAAACCATTAGCGTAAACTTCTTTAAGAGTGACCTCTGACATGTAAGAAAGGCGCATTATGTTGCCATGAAACTTGACATTGAATCCATCCATAACTCTCTTATCAACAAGGGGATCACCCTCTTCTCTCTTTAGACCTGCCTTGATGGGCTCGCCATCTTCGGTCATTGCGCCGTCGTAGGCGTTTGCTGCGGCTTGTGATAAGCCTTGAACGATTTCGTAAACTGTAGCCATTGTAGTGTTCCTTTGAAATAAATAGTTGGTTTTTATTTTACCATTCTTTGTTGAATTAGTTTCATAGCTCTCTCTAGGAAAGCTCTATGTTGCAGGAGATCTACTCCTTCTTTGGCTGCGAGATCAGAAATAAACTTCTCAAGCTGATCTACAATCTTTTGCTCTTGTGTCGTGAACTCGTCTGATGTGCCGGTAATTCTTTCTCTTGACTTTTTTAGTCGTTGGGAGCCAGACATTGAACCAGTCTTCAGTTTGGTTGCCTTCTTGTCGTCAGTCGGAGCTTCTTCTTTTTCTTGTTCTTTAAGAACTTCTCTAATTAATTCTCTTAATTCTTCAGCCTTCATTCGGTCTCCATCCTTTTTGCCATCTTTCTTCCCTTCCTTCGACCCACTTGATATAACACTTGTAGCAGCAGTCAAACTTTACGAGCGATACGTCATCACGAGTAGAATGCGAGAAGGCACCACAAACAGGACAACCTGTCTTGGATTCTCTATTAAGTAGTTTTCTTGAAACCTTTATCCCATTTACTTCTACTTTATCGTTGGCTTCGTCGTTTTTCTTTTGTTTCTTGTAAAGATCTCGCATCTGTTCCAGATAAACTTTCTCTTTGTTCTCGTCCCATTCTGCTTTGGGATTTTGGATTGCTTCTTCACCATACTTCTTGGCGATGGCTTGTTCTACTTTGACAATGTAGTCTGGGTCTTTGCTCATTTAGCCGCCTGCTGGATACCGTAGTAAGTAGCACCACCAAGGACAACGCCACCTGCAAACCAAAGCCACTTGCGGTGTGGTGCTTGCTTCTTGATAATCGCTTGCTGCTTTTCGATCACAAGGTCTTTTGACGCCACAATCTCTGCGTGTTGCTGGTCAAGCGTGACTATGCGCGCCTCAAGAAGTTCCTTGTCGAGCTTACATTGAGAAGCTGCTTTGTCAAGTTGAAACTCTACTTCAAGATCGCACTTTAACTTTGCTTCTTCGTGCTTGGCCAATACTTCTGCGGCAGCAGGCACGCTAAGCAAAACGCCCTCGAATGGGGCGGGCTGGTCTTCTGCGAGGACTGTGAAGTCTTCGGCGCTTGCGGTCGAGAGTAGGGCAAGCAACATTAGGCTATTCAACATATCTTAATCCGTAGGTCTCTTCAAAGCGCTGTATAATCAGAGCCTTGTCTTGTTTGAACTCTTTTATTATAACTTCTTTTTCTGCTCTCGTTAAGTCCTTTATCTCGGCTTGTCGTGCTTCGTATTCCAACTCCAACTCTTCTATCTCTATGCGGTAGCGCTCAAGGGCTTCATCGCGCAGGCGCAACTCTTCGGTGTGGAGGGATTGTAGCGTGCTTATCTGGTCCTTCAAAGACTGCTGGGCAATCTCGTGTGCTTTGATAATGTTGCGCACATCATACTGCGACTTGCCAAATACGACAAGAAGGAGAAGGACAAGCCCAATCTCCTTCCAGTGGTTTAAGCAGAATGCTAGAATCTTTTGCTTCACTCAAGTCCCTTGAGTTTTACAATAGCGTCAATTACGGATTGACCGCCGAGATAAAGACCAGATATGATAACCCAGTCTGCCGATTCTAGTCCGCCCCAAGCCATAAGACCTGTAGCAGTAAGCCACACAAGTAGTTTGCGGGAAGTTAGTTTTTGTATACCGCTGTCGAGTAGTGCTTGCTTCTGCTCTTTACTCATCACTTGTCACCGCCGCGTTTACCGAACATCTCTCTAATACTCTCAACGCCAACGGCAGCAAATGCGGCAGCAATCATTGGCCCAGTGTAGGGACTGAATAGCAACTTCTGCAAAGCATCCATTACAATCTGCATGTTCTCGGGGTTGATACCCTCTAAGCCCTCTTGCATCATGTCGGCTTCTTTATCATCCATCTCTCTGGTGATGTATTGCTCAACAGCGCGCTCAGTTGGAAAATTCATTCCGAGGGTCTCTAAGACCTGAAGTGCCATTTTCCCAACAGCGTCGGGGCTTGCTTCTGGGTTTTGTGTGACAAGGTAGTTAACAAGAGCACCGGCTGGGAAATCTAGGCTTTTTTCAACATCAGTCAAGATATACTGGAAAGCCTGATCCATAGAGCCGCCACTCTGCATAGAGGCTGGCTCTGGTTCGTTATCGTCATACGGGTCGTCCATCATTGTCATGCCACGATCGAATCGTGCTTCTGCCAAGATCTCTTCTCTGATTAGAGCGATTAGATCTGACTTCTTGATTTTCATGATACAATCTCCGCGCCTTTTGCAATTCTTCCCACTGGAGTAGCCAATTTTACTGGCTCCAAAGCAGCATTTAGAGCATCGCCTTCTTCATCTGTTAGTCCTTCTATCAGATCTGCTAATTTGTCTAAAGGAATTCTATTAGGCTGTAATTGCTGTGCAAATTTAACCATTTGTTCAAGTTTAGGCATTTCTACACCCATAATTCTTCCTGCATCAAAAGGAATTTTTGCTAATGTATCCATAAGCTCTCCCGGCATTCTGAGAACTTTGGCTATCAAACTTCTTCCGCCTCGGGTTCCCAAAGCTATCAACAATCCTGCACCAGCCAATAGAGCTAGTGGATTTTCATTCAAAAGCTCCTGTTCTTCAATGATTTCTACTTCATCTTCAACAACGAATCTGTTGAAGTTTTCCATTATTTGTTTCATTTTTTATCCTTTGCGATCTTTGTCGCCGTTGCGTACATTGCGCTTTCGGCGTCATCGCCATAGCGCTTCTTGAAATCACTCTTTGATTTCTTCATACCTTTAACTATCTTCTCTTTTTCCTTTTCTTCGCCTTTAGACAATTTTCTTTCGTCTATTTCTTTTGCGCCTGTTGCTTTGAGAAATCTATTAAGCTTTTCTTTTTCTCTATCTGTCATCTTGTGTTTTTTGCCGGGCTTGGGTGTAGGCGGCTTGTCGCCAAATTTACCATCGAATAGTGCCTCGCCTAACTCTTCTTCCATAGGTGCGGGAGCTACACGGACTTTGGGTCTGTAAGCACGACCAAGTTGTTTTTGGGCTGCCCCAATGGACACACCCGACTCGCCTGTAAATGCAGCAGACAAAAAGTCGATACTAACATCGAGACCTTCAATTGAGTCTGTTAACTTACCAATCGCGTTAAGCAACGCAGGATCAGATTGTATCTCTTCCATTATCGCTTCTTTGGTAATCTCTTTACTTTCCATCGCTTCCACTTGGGCGCGCACTTCTTCACCAAACATTTCCTCAACCTCTTCGTTTGTGAGGACTACTTCGAGTTCTTCTTTGATGATTTGCTTTAGTTTGGCTTTTGTAATCTTCATTGTATTCTACTCAGCTTGGCCTTAATGACACCACCCTGGGAAGCCTTAAATTCTTTGATACTCTCGCGAACAGATTCAGGGCTTAGTGGGCCATCGTACCAGTCCTCAAATGTTTTAACGATTTTGTATTTCTCAACAACTGTTTCGCTGATGCCCTCGGATAAAAGTATTTCTCTCAATAGCTCACCTACTGGGGCAGATACCACCGTGGCTTCCACTACCTCTTCAGCGGGCTCTTCTTCTACTATCGCCGGAGTAACTTCTTCTTCTTCGCAGCATTCGTCTTCAGGCGCACATTCGCCCTCATCACAACATTCGTCATCGGGACCACATTCGGTCTCTTCGCAGCAATCTTCAGGGCAGCAGGCTGCGTTAAGTGGCTCTTTTTCCAATTCTGAAATGCTAACAGGCATTCTTGGGGAGCATCGCATTAGTTTTAATAACCAACTCCATAGTGTCTTTAAAAAATTCATTTTATTTTCCTTATTCGTTCCCATCTTTAGGTTGGAACTGGATGTCCGGGGCCACGGATGCTTCCGGCGGAAGTTTAGGACCACGGCCCCTGCCCATATCGATGTTATTTACTAGTTCAACAAGCTGGTCTACTACTCTCTTAGTTACATTAGGATTAACTCCAAGACTTTTGTTCTGCATTTGCATTTCTAAAAATTTGTAAATTTTTTCTAATTCTGTTTTTTGTACTCCGGCTTGCGAACGCAACGAGATTTCCTCATCAATGCCGCTCATTTCTTCTTTAATAATCTGCTTTAATAATTGTTTTGTAATTTTCATTTTTTATTTTCCTTTCTCGATACCATTCATACTTAGTATCGCAATTAGTCCGGGGACATTCTTTCTGACATAAACACCAGAGAAAAGTGTTTCGCAGCGACCACCGACATAAGCAATCGCAGACTCAAGGTGTTTGGACACGCGAGGGTCGGCAACCATCTCTTCGCTTGCTACGAGAATAAGCGAGCCTGCTGCTGCCTTACCCTTGGGTGGAGGGCAAGCAGAGCGGTTCATGCAGTTATGCATAATGGTTGTGCCGAGCTTGCCGGTGTTGGGATCCTTAATCATCGTAGAGCCGATGAAGGCACGACCGTCCTTGCCAAAGCAAGTCTCCAAGTCCTTGGAGTCAAAAGATTGTATGGGGGAGTCCTCGGTAGATAGCTTCAGTATCTGTGCGAAGATCTTTGAGAACTGGGTATTGGCTACTGGATACATGCCAAGCATACCGATACGACCGCGTAGGAGGCGCGTAGAGCGCTCGTTATCTACAACGATGTGTGGGTATGGTGTGACATCATTGAGCAGCGACAGGGCGTTGCGGGCGATTGTGGGGTTAAGATTCTCC